GAGGGAAGGTTATTCCATTTTCGTTTGTTGTAACTGAAGAAGGTTCTGAATATGTAGCTGACAACTACGAGAAGCATTCTACAGTAAATGTTTATGGAGAAATTGTTAATTATAAAGAAAGAACTGAAAAAGAGAAGGAAAGTGCTTTTGGTAAGCCTAAAGTGGAAGTAGAAAGAAAAACGAAAAGAGAGTATTTGATTACTGCAGGCCAAGATCCTTATGATGAAGATAGTAAAAATGTGTATAACCCTGAGATTATTGAAAAAGCACTAAATGAAAGAGAAATCGAATTAGATCAAAAGAAACAAGAAGCCAACAAAGATGCGAACAGCAAGAATAACAAGAAAAAAAGTGGGTTTGGTGGAGGAAAGCCAGCAACTTCAAATAACAAACCTGTAACCATTGAAGACGACGATCTTCCATTTTAAAGAACAAAACAACATAAATAAAATATAAATTACATATAAGGAGCGGATAATTTGTCGGCAGTAGATATTTTCAATCCAGAAGTTTCAGTTATTGCAAAAGGTACAGAAGGTAAGGTAATAACTATATACGGCTCTAATAACTTAGGGAAAAGTAAGCAATCATCAAGAATGAGCAAGCCCTTGTATTTACCTTTTGAAAAAGGACTCAATGCAATTGCAGGCGTTAAATTTATGCCAATTAATAGTTGGGGAGATTTTAAAAAGGTAAACAAGCAACTTTCTAAAAACGTAGAAAAGGCTAAGGAAATGTATCAAACAATTGTTGTAGATGAAGTTGATGCTTTCGCAAAGTATGCAACAAAATACGTTTGCAATCAGTACAACGTTGACAGAATTAAAGATGGTAACGAGGGCTATGGATTGTGGCAAGAGTATGAGACTGAAGTGTGGGATGAGATTAATAAATTAATCAGCAATGGTTTCACAGTTATTTTCATAGCTCATGCGAAAGAAGATAAATCAGGAAAAATCCATCCCAAAGGTGATAAACGTGCTTTAGCGCCTGTGATTGACAATAGTGATATCGTGGTTTATTTAGAATCCAATGGGGTGGACGAAGAAAATAATGTTATCAAGTCAAGTGCATGGTTGGCTGAAACAGACAAATTTTTTGCTCGATCACGTTTCGATTACATTGATACATATATAGAGGAGTTTACAGCAGAAAATCTTAATCACGCTATTAAAGAAGCAGTTGAAAGGCAAGAAGCTGCTGAAGGTATTAAATCTGTTACATATGAGCAGCAAAAAGAGGTGAACTCTTCCGAAAGTCAAGATTTTGATAGTTTAATGAACAGCATCAAAGAGACTGGTAAGAAACTGAATGCTGAAGGAAAACTTGAAAAATTGAATGAAGTAGTTGAAAAACATTTGGGTAAGGACAAGAAAGTAACTGAGTGCACTCCAAAGCAGTTAGACGTCATGTCTGTTATTCTTGATGACCTAAATGATTTATTAGACTAATAAAGAAATCGAGAGGGATTATTCCCTCTCTAACTCTTAAAAGGGGGATTGAATGGGCAGACAAGTAAAATGTCCCTATTGTGAGCAATCTTTAGACAAGGATGAAGCCTTACCTTATAAAAAGAGGTATTATCATACAGCCTGTTTTAATACATGGCAAAGAGAGGCCGAGGATAGAAAAGTTTTGTACGAATATATATGCAAATTATACAATCTCGATGCTCCTACAGGTATGATTCGAAAACAAATCAAGGACTTCCAAGAAGAATATAAATACAAGCTCAAAGGCATCGAATTAGCACTTAAATACTTTTATGAGCTTCTAGGTAACAATCCTCAAGAACACGGGGGTATTGGTATTGTGCCTTATATTTATGAGGATGCAAAAAGAAATTACATAGAAGAAAAGAGAGTTATCGACGCAGCATCTAAATTTGAAGAAAGAAAAGAATTGCATTTCACTTTAAAGGAAGTAAAGGATGAGATTCCAAGAGATTTAATTGATATTACTCAACTTTAGAAAGGAGGGTGCCATTGTTACAAGATAAACAAACGATAATGCAAGTTCTGGGATGTATTTTAAAAGATCCTTCGATTGTGGCTGAAAGCAGCAAATACAAACTTGTGCCCGAAGATTTCCCTGAGAAGTTTCATAAGATCATTTTTTCTGTTATGCGTAATCTGCAGCGACAGGGAGTTGAAGATCTCAACTTAATAGAAATTGTTGGCTATCTTCAAGAGTATCCAACTCAATATAAGGTATTTGAAGATGCTAACGGGGATGAATATATTGAGAAAGTACAGGAATTCCCCTCACTAGAGAATTTTGATTACTATTATGAAAAGTTGAAAAAGTTCAGTTTGCTTAGAGAAATGCAAGGTATCGGCTTTGATATTAGTGGAATCTATGATGATACATTGATTGATCCTAAAGAACAAGAAGAGATGCAGTCTAACTTTGATTCAACCTCAGTTGAAGAGATTCTGAGACTTTATGAGAATAATATTGTTGAAATCAAAGAGAAATTTAAAGAATCGACAGAAAGTAGTAGCATCCAGGGTGGAGAAGGTGTCAACAAATTATTAGAAAGAATAAAAAAATCCCCTGAAATTGGTGCGCCAATGAATAGTGAAATGCTTACATCACTGTTTAGAGGATCTAGGTTGAAAAAATTCTATCTTCGTTCAGGTACAACAGGTGTAGGAAAGACACGAAACATGGTTGCTGATGCTTGCGTTTTAAGTGCCACAATGCTCTATGACACAAAAAAGGGGCAGTGGATTGAAAATAAATGGGGCAAACACTCGAACGTAACTTCAACAGAAATGTTGCAAGAAGAATTGCAAACCATTGCTTTGGCCTTCATTAGTGATGTAAACGAAGAAAAAATTCAATTAAACAATATGAGTGAAGATGAAGAAGCAAGGGTAATTAAGGCAGCTGAAATTCTAGGTGATTCGCCAATTTGGTTTGATTATTTACCAGACTTTAATATTCAAGAAATTGAGAGAACAATTGAAAGAAATGTAGTAAAAAATAGGGTTCAGTATTATTTCTATGATTACATACATACATCAGTTTCAATCTTTGCTGAAATGGCAAAAGGAAGTGGAATAAAACTTAGGGAAGATCAAGTTTTGCTTGTAATATCAGATAAATTGAAAACATTAGCTAATAAGTATGGAATTTTTCTTTCATCTGCGACACAGTTGAATGGAGAGTGGAAAGAAGCGTGGAAAAAAGGAGAAGTGATTGATGGCCAGTATTTAAGTGGGAGTAAAGCAGTTGCAAACAAAATTGATGCTGGGATGATTATATTGCCTTTAAGCAACAAAGAAAAAAAAGCAGTTGAAAAAATTATGACTGCTAGTGGTAGTTTCGGAGGAAGAGAACCTAACTTCGTAGTCCATGTATATAAGAATCGAGGAAATAGACATGTGAACGTCAAAGTCTTTACATACATAAACATGGGAACTATGCGAATTAAAGATTGCTTTGTTACTAATGTAGACAATGAAATTGTTAATGTAGATAAACTTGTTATTCAGGCAGGATAGGGGTGTATTAACCCTTGCGTTTTGATAAAGATAAAATAAAAGATAGTTTGACGATAGACGAAATACATAAGATAATGCTTGATTTGGGAAGCGAAAAGAATCTTTGGCAGAATGGTCATCCAGTATATAGAACTGTGTGTCACAACGCTGCAGGTGGAAGCTTCAAGTTGTATTATTATAATGAAAGCAAACAGTTCAAATGTTATACAGAATGCGGTGACAGTTTTGATGTATTTGAGCTTATTATTAGAGCAAAAAAACAAAAAGGCGTTAATTTTACTTTTAGCCAGGCAATTGAATACATAGTAAGTATAACTGGGAAAAGGTTTGGCTTTGGAGGCTCAAGTGCTTCAAAAAAACAAACCTTAGAAGAAGATTGGGCAATATTTGACCGTTTCAAAAGAACGCCAAAACAGAACACAGAGCTCCCTGTATTTAACGAAAAGGTACTCAATGTATTTATTCCTTACCATCATACTGAGTGGCTTAGAGAAGGCATAAGCCACTCTACGATGGAAGCATTTGAGATAGGATACTATTTCAGATCCCATACAGAAGGTATTTCAATTCCTCATAGAGACTTACATGGGAATTTGGTGGGGATTAGAAAGAGATCGATGATTAAAGAAGAAATAGAACAAGGATTTAAATACATGCCTTTGAAAATAGAAAACACTCTGTACAATCATCCAACAATGTTGAATTTGTATGGGCTGCATATAACAAAATCAGCAGTTAAGCGACTGAAAAAAGCGGTTCTATTTGAATCAGAAAAATCAGTTTTAAAATGCAACGATTTCTATGGTGACGATAACTTCACTTGTGCGGTTTGTTCTAGTAATATTTCAGTTTATCATCGGGATATATTGCTATCACTTGGAGTTGAAGAAGTAATTATTGCATTAGATAAATTCAGGCCGCAAAAAGAAGATGAGTCAGATGATATATATGATGAAAAATTAATGGAGTATGAGAAGAAAATTGTGAAGCTGGCAAGTAAATTCACCCCATACATGAGAGTATTTGCACTTTGGGATTACAATGATCTTTTGGATTACAGAGACAGCCCAGCAGACAAAGGGAAACAAATATTGGAGGAGTTGATGAAAAATAAAATAGAGATCACAACGAGGGAGGAATAAATGGAGTACAAACTTATTGGTAGTAATGATTACCTCAAAAATCCGATTGAAACAATTCTTGTTAATAGAGGGATTACTAATCCAAGTGGTTTTATTGATGTGGGGAAAAGCAGTGAATTGAATTATTCCTTATTAAACAATATTGATAAAGCTGCTGAATTAATTATTCAACATTTAGAAAACAAAAATAACATATTTATTCAAGTGGATTGTGATGCGGATGGCTACACTTCATCAGCCATTTTAATTGGGTACATTAAGAAAGCGTACCCTAGAGCGAAAATTACCTATAGATTGCAAGAAGGTAAGCAACATGGAATCAATCCAGATGATGTTCCATCAAATACGGATTTAGTTGTCATTCCTGATGCAGGATCTAATCAATATGATGAACATAAAGCACTTAGGGATAGAGGTCTTGAGACTATAGTAATTGATCATCATGACTGTGACATTGAGTCTGAAGACGCCCTAATTGTTAATAACCAGTTGTCTCCTGAATACAAGAACAAGTCTCTAACAGGAGCAGGGATGGTCTATAAGGTATGCCAGGCATTAGATACAAAACTCAATAAAGATATTGCCAAACAGTTTATCGATTTAGTTTCTATCGGTAATATTGCTGATTCAGCGGATTCACGTGAATTAGAAACAAGATATTACATGTATTTAGGATTGAATGAGCTGAAAAATCCATTGCTTAGAAAGTTGTTTAAAAAGCAAGAGTATTCTACGGGTGGTAATAAAACAATTCAAAACACACAATTTTACATCAATCCTTTGATGAATGCGGCGATAAGAGTTGGCAACAGAGAAGAAAAAGAACAAATGTTTAAAGCTTTACTTGGCTCCAGAGAGAAAGTGCCATACAAAAAAAGAGGTTCAGATACTGAAGAAATGGTTTCTATTCAAGATGATACAGTAAGGATGCTTACCAATCTGAAAGGGAAACAAAAAAGATTGGTTGATAAAGCTACAGAAGAGATTGAAATTAGAATTGAAAGCAAGGGTTTGTTAGATAACAAAGTGCTCATTGTGTATGTGGAAGGTATTCTGGATAAAGACTTAACAGGGCTTGTGGCTAATAAGCTGGCAGATTCCTATAAAAGACCTGTTTTATTGGCTCGGAAAGACGAAGAAGAAGGAATGCTTTCAGGTTCTATTAGAGGCTACGACAAAGGTGAGATTAAGGATTTTAAAGAATTGCTTTTGTCTACAGGTCAATTCGAATATGTAGAAGGTCATCAGAATGCTGCGGGCTTTAAAATAAAAAGAGAAAGACTAACAACGGTTAATGAAACACTGAATGAACGGTTAAAGGAAATTGAACACAATGATTGTTTTGAAGTAGATTTTGATATCCCATCATGTGAGTTAACCAAAGATTTTATATTTACAATAGATAAACATAAATTTTTATGGGGATACAAAGTTGAAGAACCTTTGATGTCTATTACAAATATTGAAATTGCTACAGAAGATATCGAACACATAGGAAAAAAGAATAAAAACACTATTAAATTTAAGTGTGATGACATAGAATACATACGTTTTAAAAGTGATACAGAGTTTTATGAAAACCTTACATCAAACAAGAATAAATTACTTGTTTTAAAC